TCATTGGCTGTTTTAAATACATCTTTTGTATCTTGTGGGATATCAAGGTGCTGAACAGAGCCATCGTTGGCTGTGATACTAGCCCACGTCTTCTGGGTGTTTAGACCAAGTTCTTCGAGCTTAATTTCAAGAAACTTGTTTCTTTGTATATACGCACCCGACATTGTATCTTGGCGGAATACGTTAGCTCGGTAAGGCTCAATACTAGGGCTGGTGTTGCCCATAATAATAGAGCTAGAGGCGTTAGGCGCAATAGCAGTCCAATGACTAAATCTACGCTCTACTCCAGCTTTCTCAGCGTCAGGGCAAGCACCCCGGCTTTCAAATAATAATCTATCGCCACGCCTACATTCTTTCTCGATATGACGGTAGATCTCACGATTAGTTACCTTCGTCATGACGCCCTCTAAAGGCATGTCACGCTTTTGAAAGTACGCATGTAGCCCAAGGGTACCAATACCAATAGATCGTTCGTTACGCGCTGATTTAATGGCCCTAGAGACGGTTTTAGGTGCGTGTGCTATGAAGTGATCCAGCACATTATCCAGCATCTCCATAATATCCGGGATAAACTTACGATCTGACTTCCATTCGTCGTAGTACTCGATATTCAAGCTAGACAAACAACAGACCGCAGTACGATCCATAGTCGTTGGTAGGAAGATCTCAGTACATAGGTTACTGCCGTTAATCTTCATGCCTTGATCTTTTAGCCATTCAGGCAAATCGTCATTAGCATTGTCAATAAATACTAAGTAGGGCTCACCGGTCTGGATGCGCATTTCAAGTAGCTTAGTCCATAGGGCCTTGGCCGATACGGTCTCGACTACCTCGCCATTATTAGGGCTAATTAAATCCCATGAATCATCGAAGTCCTCATCACGCATTGACTGCTCAATAAGGTTCATGAAGTCATTCGTAATGTTCACGCCGTGGTGTAGGTTCAGTGTACGGAAGTTCTGGTCACCAGTAGGCTTACGCATCTCTACAAACGCAGTAATGTCCGGGTGGCTAATATCTAGGAAGGCCGCGTAACTGCCGCGCCGGGTACGTCCCTGTCGGTAGGCTAGGGAGCTTGCATCATAGACTTTCAGGTGAGGCATTACCCCAACTGATTTATCGTCAGAGCCACGGATACCTACATGGATACCCACACCGCCGCCTAACATCGATAGCCAGTTTACTTCGGATAGAGTATCTACCAGTCCTTCGGCGCTATCGTCGAGGTACGACAAGAAGCAACTGATGGGCATACCCCTTTTGCTCCGGCCGTAGCTGAGGATTGGCGTGGACAACGACAACCAGTGTTTACTGGTGTATTCGTAGAGGCGCTGGGCGTGTTCTTGGTTAGATCCAAACTGTTCGCAGACGTAGGCAAATCTTTCTTGGGGGCTACTTTCGTCTTCGCGCATGTAGCTTTCGCGTAATCTCGTGAGTCCAAGGTCATCAAATTTACCATCTCTTTCTAAATCAATATTAACTTTATTTTTCATTTTTATTCCTGATATCTTTCTGCAACCGCGCCCAACCTTCCACGTTGGTGATCACTTCAGAGATGGGTAGGGTGTTATCAATCCAGACATCGCAGTCCGCCGAGCTAACCGAGGTTTCGGAGGCGTGTTCATCCTCACCTTCGTAGATAGAAATTCGCTCTACCCACGCTACTACTCCGCCGTTCTCGCGGATTGCTTTTATTTCATTAGGGAAACGAACATCATCTACGACCACAATACCGGTCTCTTTGTTCGCCTTGGCAACAAGCATATCTACCCAGATATTCTCGTGCAGTAAGTTACGGCCCCACTCAGTTCCGAGTGTTTGCATGGCGTATCTCGGGGTCTTACCATTCAGCATGTCACAGGCAACTTCTTTAAGGTTACCGTTTATCTGGCCTTCGTTAAAGCCCATTACACGCATCATGTCTTTAAGAGTATCGGCAAAGCGTATGATCTTAGCTCCCCGAGTATCTCTCATATTCTCCGCTACATAGGATTTCCCGGAGCCTTTCTTTCCACACAGGCCAATAAATAAATCACTCATCATTGATCGCCTTTGGGTTTGAATTTACTGATATCGATCACTTTTGATGAGGATTCTAGCTTGCCGAGAAGTTCTTCGTCCGCAGTAAACATAATCTCGTTCTCTGCTACTGGCCTGATACTTTCATCAAACCCGGACACGTTACGGACTATCTCGCCTATGGCGATAATCTCTTCATCTTGGCTACTCATTAGGCCGAAGATCCCAGCTACTAGGTTCTTAAATAAATCCTGTACTTCAGGATCCATGTTGTCGGGGAACTCCCAACCAAACCTAAAATCTATCCCTTCGCTAGTTTCATTCGGGACGAGTTCTATAAATGCTCCTATAAACTTATCCGTCATTTTGTTTCTCGTAGTTTACTAAGTAAATTTAATGAACGCTTTTTAGCTTTTTCTTTAAGCCATTCATCCGGGATTTCTTTCGCCGCGAACATAAACCCATTCTTCTCACACCAGTCAGCGTAGCTAGTCTTGCTACCCTTGCGGAGCTTGCCTCTAGGGTTGTTGAATACAAAGCGAAGGTCTAACGCCTCTCCGTACTCGTCACGGATGTAGATGTGTTTTTTTCTATCTTCAGGAGTAAAGCGGCCCTTGCTCTCAATTACGATACCGTTAGGTAAAACGTAGTCGGGAGTGTAGTGGCGGCCCTGCACCGGGACAGTAAAAGGAATACGGAAGGGCTCATACTCGGCCTTTACTCCAGCCTCTTTAAGCTGAAGGCCTATGTCTTCTTCCAGACCAGATCGGTAGCCGTTGGCTATAGCTCTACTGCGTATGTTTCTAAAGGTCATCGTCATACTCCGCATACCAGTGGTAGCGAGGACTCTGGGCCTTGCTGTGTGTTTGAGGGCGGTACTTCGCATCCGGCCAGCAACTGTTTATGTAGTTACAAAACGTACAGTTTATAGCCAGCCTTTTGTTGGGGGTTAGTTGCTTACGGAAGTACTCGTCTTGTGGTTCAAAGCATCTTTTGAAAGGTGCGTCAGTAGCAATCAATTCCACATTAGACGCGATCTTATCCCTGATCCCACGCTTGTCTGCGTCAGTAAACTCAGCGTCTACAACCTTGATCTCACCCGTCGATTTATTAACGACAAGCCAGCCGCCGGGTTCTTTACCGGATGCATCACTGTAGCCTAGTAACTGGGGAACATACCCAAAGGCATCGTCCTTAGCTACACCTTCCCAGCCCTGACTCCATTTGTTGTCGTAGGCCCAAGGACTAGAGGACTTTGTATCGTAGACCTTATCGTCTATCTCAACATCGTTCTCACCGAGAATAGTAGTCTCGCCCACATCGAGCTGTACCTTATCCTTACCCCCAGTAATGTTTACTCGGGCTAGTTTAAGATATAACTCAACCAATACCTCAGTTGCATCGCCCAGCATAAAGCGGACAATGTTGTTGTAGGGGTTCTTGGATTTAGGAGCGCCAGATTTCTCCATTTGGAGTTGGCAGGAAGGGCGTCCCACATTCGACATGCGAATGCGGAACTCTTCTTCACGAGGTTTCAGTTGTTTGCGGAGAGTGTCTTTAAACATCTCCCCGGCTTCATCTATCCAGCTTTCTTCATACTCAACAGTCTCTCCGTTAGAGAGCTTATCGAGAACCATATGAAGCTGATGTTCAAGTATGTTTAGAGACATAAATTACCTCGTTTAAAGTTAAGGTAAGATTATGCGTCGTCTGCTAAATCATCTTCTAAGTCACTAGATACATTATCGAGAGCATCAATGGCATCATCAGATAGCTGACTGTTACGCAGGGCTTTCTCATGAGACGCTTGAATCTTTTCGTTCTCGTTCTTTACCATGTCATGCATTACTTTGACTGTCTCAAAGATCTGCTCATCCATTGGAAGCGCGTTAACAAGGTCGGGGTCAAAGTTCATTACCCACCAGATGTTACCACCAGAGCCTTTAGTCTTAGTGGCACCCACCTTGACTGTGTACTCGTGCATCTTACGGCCACGAGGTAATTTCTTCAGGAACTCATCTTCAAACGGATTAAAGTTAGATCCTTTCAGCATGACAATTACAGGCTGGTTCTCGATAGTCACTGTTTCACCATCTGCATTCTTACCTTCGTAAGACACTAGGCCACGCACTTGACGGAAGCATTTTATATCACTGTAACGCTTCTGATCTTCCTTAGACATCTCACGCAGTACGTTACTGGTAGGTTTACCACAACGTGTAGTGCCGTTCATGTCCCGGGCTTCTTGGCGTAGCATTGGGATCATCAAGGTTTTGTTCTTAACCTTGTTCTCTTCAGGGTCGTACTGAATCCACTGGAACAGTTGGCTAAGGGGACGAAAGTTCACCGTTTTGGCGAAAACAGGGTCTTCATTTGTCCCTTTCACAAAGAATTGACCACGAGGAAGGGACTGACCTTGGTCGTTCTCTTCTTGGTAGTTAATCTTTAATTCGGGTAGACGATCAGAAGAAGCGTCACTGCTACCACCACCCATGCCCATAGCGGCGGCAAGTTCCAATTGTTCACTTTTGCTAATAGTTGCAAGTTCATTCATAAATTTCTCCAGTAGTTACCTTTACAAGGTATTTAGTTAAGGAATTATAATGTACCTCAGTTAAGGGCACTAGTCAATATCCAATTCGACTTGTTCCATCCAATTCGGGCCTTGTGTGATTTCTATGTCGAGAGGAAGGGTAAGATCGTAATCATACCTGTCTTTGACCTCTTCAGCTAAACCACCCATAGCCCATTTAAGCGCCTCAATAACCGGCGCGTCTTCGTCCGGGTGAACGTCAACGACGATTGAATCATGAACCGTCAAGATCAATCTTGATTTAAAATCCTCGGCCATAAAACGCTGGTGCGCACGGACACAAGACATCACAACGAGGTCGGCTGTGGCAAACGATTGGCAAGGGTAGTTAACTACGGCAGTAGCATTAGTTATCCTGCCGTTTCCTAGCCTCCGGGCATTAGGGAAGTAGAACTCCCTGCCGCTAGGGATACGGACAAGGCCATCCTTGAGTACCCCGTCCATTAGCTTACGGTGCCATAGTGCTAGGCCCTTGTAGATATTAAAGTACTCTTTGAAGTATGCTTGGATATGCGGGGGCTCATTGGCACCCATCCCGCCATACAACGGCGCGAACGTATATGCCTTTGCCGCCTGTCTCATAGTCTTATCAACATCATCAACAGAGCATTGATTAATAATAGCGGCGGTTTGTTTGTGAACATCAAAACCATCCAGTATTTGCTGAATGACTGTAGGGCACTGAGATAGTTCCCCGGCCACTCTAAACTCTAGCCCGGAGAAGTCAGCTTCCATAATAGTGCCGCCCTCGAACCTAGAGTGTACGGCTTTCCGTACGGGAAATTTGGATCCCTTCGGTATGTTCTGGAAATTAGGGTTGGAACTGCTCAGTCTGCCTGTACGAGTAATGCATTGGTTAAACTGGGCGTGGAGTATTCCATCCGCACGGGTAGATGCTTCGATGTTCTTAATAAACGAGTCTAGGTAAGTAGAGATAGCGTTTAGCCTAGAGGTCTTTGTAAGGAACTCTATGGCCTTTAAGTTGTCCTTCGCCTCGGCTTGAGCGATCAGCTTCTTAATCGTTAGCTTATCTGTTTTAAATCCGTTGATGCTGGCGTCAGTAGCTTGGGTAGGGACTAGCTTTAGCCCGGCCACTTGCCCCGTCTCTGTCAGGGTATAACCCCGGCCATCGCAGTGTGTACACTTGGACAGGTTCTTGTACGGCGCACCATTCACCTTAATCTTCTGTAGCCTACCTTTGCCCTCACAAACATCACAGTGATTGGCTATGGTCTTCATCACTCGGCGGGTAGACTTACGAACGGTATTAGCAAACTTACTAGCATTCATACGAGGGGGTGGTAGGGGTTTACCCCGGGCATTGACGCCTATGTTAAATGCATTCTTGTGATAGTTCCTATCCTTTACTGTACGCGAATAAACAACGGCAGTCATATCTACACCACTGTTTAGATTGATAGGCGTATCACCCATCACGTCAGCTACGATAGCATCTAGATCTTTCTCTATCTGTACCTTCTCTGCCTCATACTGTGTTTTTACTGCACCCAGAGTATCGGTATCAATTGCAATACCATTGCGCTCTAGCTCCACCAAAAACAGCAACATCTCATTCATCAGAGTAAAGGTTGGGAGTAAGCCGACGTTCGACTCTTTTAGAAGATCTTTTTGTTGGGCTTGGTAGATCTCGGCAGTAGATAGCACATCGGCATCAGCGTACTCTATGACCGTAGCCAGTGGCATGGCCTCGAAGCCTACACCAGACTTAAACAGGCCGTCTACTAGATCGGACTTCTTCCGGGTAACATCACGGCGTTCTGCTGTAGCTTTTAGTGATAGCTCTTGGCGTTGTCCTCTTGCAAGGATGTACTCACCAATCATCGTGTCGTACACCGTTTTTGGTGTACTGAAACCTGACTCAAATAAGTAGGACAAGTCAAATTTAGCATTATGGCACACGATTAATTCAGCCCGTTTAAGGTCTGCCTTCATCTGCTCACTGCTATCGGCGTTCAGGCCGTGTTGCTCATTGTGATTAAATATAGCCCGACGCGCTGGGCCTATCTCACCGTTCTCAATCATTCTCCAATGAGAAGAGACGATCTTATTCTTTGGATGGTATGGGCTGTTATCCTTACTTTTATCCTCACCAAATTGAACCGTTGTTTCCAAGTCCAATACAATAGTTACACTCACATTATTCCCCTTTAAATTTAGTTTCCATTAATCGTTTCCACAGGGTTTCAATCGGGAACAACTCATCGTGTTCCATCTTCAGTCTGTCGCCGTATCCGAAATTAACGGGGCTACATTTCTGCTTGAACGTCCTGCGATCCACCCATCCGTTGACCCGCATTACATTTGGATCCTCGGTTCTCCCTACCAACACAGCTATCTGCGCCCTGAACTTTGGTATCTGATCGAATACCAGTGGGCCAAACTCTGCGTTCGTAAACTTCACATCAATCGAGCTATCACCACACCAAAGATCCACGCCGCCGTCTGTCAGCACGTTGATAGTTGGGGGTTCCAGAGCGAATAACCGGGCCACGGCAAACTCTGCCTTGAACCCATAGATGTTTGCTTCAGTACGACTTTGATTGTCGTTCTCTAATCTTGGCTTAAAGCCCTGCATTTCACAGAGCTTAACCGTGTCGGCACCCATTAGCTTACTGTTATGGGCGTCCTGCTTGGATAGTGTCACCAGCATATTTACTCCACATACCGGCTTATTTCCGGCTGTATGTTGCAAATTACTGTGCCATGCCAACCACTCAGCTTGTTCTTACTGACGGTTAGGTAACGTGATGTGTCGGGCTCGGAGTCATCAACGTCCCCGGCTTCATGCTTCCCGATACCAATGCATAAATCTAGCTCGGCCATCTTGCCGATCTTACTGCCTTCCATATCGAAGCCCGATAAACGAGTTCGTCCTTTGGCATCATTACTGGCTTGGCTAACCGCAAGAAGGGCACAGTCAAATTTCTTCGCGGTCTCACGCAGTCGGCGGTACAACTCACGCAGACGCTCATGTCCTGCGTTAAAGTTACCGCCAATGTTTACTTTATCTGCTTGGTCAATGATCAGGATGTCAGGCTGTTCTTTCTCGACGTAGGCTTCAATCTTAGCCAAGTCCCAGTCCTGTATCTCGTTCATGTCGAACAGATCTTCAATGTCGTTAAACTTACGTCTGGCTTTCATAGGATCAGCAATTACTTGCTCCCGAGTAACGCCAGCGTGTGCTTGAATTGCACGGAGCATAGTACGCCCAGTGTCTTCCTCGTTACCTAGATAGATGACCTTAGCGCCTTGTTCACGGAACCCACCCGGGCCAGTACATATACTGACTAGGAATGCTGTCTTACCCGTCTCAGGTAAAGCAAACACGCACCCAAACTCCCGGGCACCAATCCCGTACACATGTCTGGATAACGTGGATATATTAAACTCCCAGCGGTTATCGTCAGTAACACCGGCTAGTAGCTCGTGTATATCTTTGGTTGTAGGCTCACCAAAGTCGGTAGGCATGAAGCCTTCCTTCGATTCATTAAGCAGTTGGTGTAGTCTTTCCATCCCGGTGGTGTTGCCATCAGCTACCTCAATACCGAGGTTAGCTATCCGAGTTCCAATGCGGCGTTGCCATAGGCCTTGGATAACCTCAGATACTACAGGCGGGGAAAGTGGGTCTATTGTATTAATTAGATCCACGATACCAGCAAATGCTTCTTGGTCAGACCGAGTAGCTACCGGGTTCTGGTTTTGCCACAATGCCATGATGTCGGCAGGGATTAGATCGTGTTGATGCTTTTCGTGGGCTTGAGAGATAATGACGTAGGCGTCTTGGATCTCATCCTCGAATAGATTCTTAGATAGGTTCGCTTTGTTCTCGTTATAAAAGTCGAATGATAATAGTGATTTAAGTATTCTTATGTCCATAGCTATCGCTTAGTTAAGTTATAGTTGAGCTACACGATAGCATGGAGTAGAAATAAAAAAAAGCCCCATCTTTCGACAGGGCTCAACAAATAATTTAAATTTAATTAACTTGAACGTAATTTCATTTTCTTAATATCAGGTTTGTTATCACCTCTACGCTCTTTGATATCTACTTCTGAATGAACCACTCTGGGGTTTCCCTTAACAAGTTCTCGTATAGCGTTTTCTAGTGCTTCTTGCTCTACAGCCGCTTGCTTGTACCCGTCAGGTAGATCGTAATCAATTACGACAATTCCTCTGCACTTCATTATGGTTTTTTCCCTCCATCACCCGACCGTACCTACAGTCTTGGACTTTCTATTACATTAGCAATTTCTTTGCTACGGCAATACTTCAGGTCTTTGTTTATGAACCTGACCGTACATTCTACTAGCCCTTGTAGTTGCCGTAGTAACTTTATAGCCTTACCTTTAGCATCATTGTCAAGGCAAATAATGATTTTATCGTATGATTTAAGGGTTTGTTTCTGTTTTGTACTCAAATTAGTGCCTAAAATAGCTATTCCAGTGTACATTCTAGTAGACGAAACAGCACAAGCTGACGGTGCATCTTCTACGATTACACCTATCTTTGAACTGCCTACAGTTAACACGCCTGTAGTATCTCCGTAGGACATCCACTTAGGAGTGGCACCATTCATAGATCTACCAACAGCACCCTTGTTGTCATTCATCAGGAATAGGCACCGGTTGTCTGCCGGGGCGTATAGGATCTTAATTAGTCCTTCTTGATAGGCCGAGGTACATCCGTTCTCATCAAGATAATTCATGACAAACGTATGGTTCTTCGGCTGGGATAACATGTCGGGTAACGGCCGGGTAGTAAGACCACGTTCTTTGATCTCACGCCGTAAGTAATCGATGGTAGATTCTTTCGGTACACCAACTCGGTTCTTGATCAGGGATAAAGACATGCCTTTACGATAAGCGCCCTTAATCGAACAGGATGCTTTGTAACAGTTCCAAAGAAGTGTGCCGTCTTTATTCGTGATACTGAATTTCTTTTTACCGTGACAGAACGGGCAGTCGATGGTTTTAGATTCACCTTCGCTGATTCGTATCGATTTCAGTATTTCGATTTGTTCGTGCCGGTTATACATATTTCCCCCTTAAAACGAGTATTAGGGGTAGCTCGGCCCCGGAGCGGCCTCGCTTTTTTAACATGGTTTTTAGCATCCGTCAACAACTAAACTATAGTTTAACTATTACATTAGTTATGAGCTTAACCATATTAACCCCTGCAACCCATTGATTTCATTGAACTTCCACATAACCTGAAGGTCGTAGGTT